TAGTAATAAATAACAAATATAAAAATGCATCCGTTTTCTGATTTTACAAATGGTGGTAATGATCCTGGTCCTGTGTCTTTAAGTTTGGTGTTTTTTTCTGGAATGTTTATAGGGGCATTGATTGTATTGGCTTTAGTTGACCAACAACTAGCTAGTGTGGTATCATAGCTAGGAGCACAAAAAATGTTTTAGGTTAGTTTTCATAGGAATAGAGGCACATTAGGTCTTTCAGAGTTCTGTCTCTGCGAGGCCTTTTGTGTATAAAATGTGTAAAGAATGTGTAAAGTGTTTACATATAAAAACCAGACTTCCTGATAATTGCGTATCTTTTAGTTGATCAATTAGGAGAGGTCTGGTTTTTTTAAATTACTTCTGTAATTTGTGTAATCCGCTTGCGATTGAATAAACAAACGCTCCGATATACATCACTTGTGTCATTAGATCTGTGAAAGCTTCTTCACCTAGGTAGAGCAACAGCCCTCCACAGGTTATTGCCACTAGCACACTAAGGCTTCTAGAAAGCCTTCTAGCGTTTATTTCTGGTACAAATATCTTTATTGCCTCAATGACAACGTATATCGCTGGACCAAAGAATGCTATTATCTTTACTGTATCCATATTTTAAAGGTTATTTGTTACAGTGCTGCCTTTCCATGTACCCATCTCAAAATCAATGTATCCAAAATATCCGTTGTTGTAATCTTTTACTTTCCATTTATTTACATGCCCCTTGTCGTATTCAAGGAACCGTAGCCCTACATGCAGATGAGGAGCAGTAGAAAACCCCGTATTACCACTCAGTCCTATTTTCTGGAGAGTGTTGACCCTGTCCCCAGTTTTGACGTAAAAGTTGCTAAGATGGCCTAATACAACCTCACAGCCCTTGTATGGGTTACGGATCTTGATATGCCATCCGTAGCCTGATTTACTTTTCTTACACACAACTTCTCCGTCCATAGGAGCAAAAATAGGGGTCCCTGTAGGTATTCCAAAGTCTATTCCATTATGAGCCTTCATCCCCATTGGCTTGTACATAGCTGGATTTTCTCTGAACCATTGGGTAACACGCGGCCTTTTCTGTGTCCAGTTCAAGTTGAACACTGCCGTGTTTTGTATCGGACATAAAAGCATATACATGTGATTATATTTCCTAACCTTAACCAACTCTTATTATACCTCTTCAGGGTTCTCTTGTCCATTTATGTAATTTGCTAAAGCTACGTAATCTTTACTTTTTAGCTTAGCTTTCTTTTTCTTTTTGGCCATCTTTTAATATGTTATGAATAAGATGTGCGTGCGCACGCATCTTATCTTTTGTTATAAAAATCGCAAGGTAATTGTTTCTTTTCTACTGAAACAACTTACGTCCGCAATTTAAACAATCTCACGGCCGAAAAGTGGGCAGCGAGAATCCACTTTGAAGTCTGGAAGTTTTCACGGTGGAAATGTAGAAACCATTGACGTTACAGAATTGTTAATATAAGATATGAGTAAATACAATTAACAAAACAATATGACAGATTTAGTTATCCGCTCGAGGAACAAAAACTGGACAACAAGTAATTTGATAGCACAAAAACTAAAAAAAAATCACAATCATGTTATCGCAAAGATTAGAAAACTATTAAAAGATTTAGAGGAATTGGGGGAATCGGCTGACAAAGTTTCGTCAATCGAAAGAGATGCTTCTGAAATTTTCATTTTAGAAAATTATACAAATGAACAAGGTCATACATATCCTAGGTATAGAATGAATAAACCAGCTTTCAGTCTACTGATTATGCAAATGTCTGGCAAAAAAGCATTAAAAGTGCAAAAAATGTTTAATGGTGCCTTTTATGACATGGAACAATACATCCTAAAACTCCAGAATCAAGATTACATAGCTGCTAGGGAGCAGGGGAAGATAGCAAGGTTAGAAGTGACAGACTCCATTAAGGAGCTTGTAGACTATGCGGTAGAACAAGGAAGCAAGAACGCTAAGTTCTACTACTCAACCATGACAAAAGAGACATACAAAGCTCTAGGCTTCCTCGCTAAAGGGGAAAAGGTCGGGAGTGAGTTTAGAAACCATCTAGACAAGTTCCAGCTACACGAGCTGGTTATGGCAGAGGCATGGGCTGCAAAGATTATAAAAGCAGGAATAGATGACGAGCTTCATTACAAAGAAATATACCTGTTGGCAAAACAAAAAGTTGTTGAATTTGGGAAAGCTCAGCAACAATTAAGACTAACTTAACAACTTATTATATTTAACCCTCGTTCTTATGTTGGAAGTCATTGGTATGATTTTTGCTGGAGCCGTAGCGATATTGGCTCTTCAGGCTGTGTTGCGATTTATTGGTGATATTCTCAATGAGTTAGGGAGTATCTTTACCAAGAAGAAATGATTTTAAGCCCGCTGTAACGCCTGTGTTTTCTGCTGCCTTGCCTACATTAGACAAGAGTCCTGCTCCAGCAGTTGCCACTGGTGTTACTGTTGGAATGTTTGCAGGGGTTAGCATGCTCAAGAAGTTCTGTAAAAATGGCTTTTCGAGAGCTTTTTCTAAAGGAGCTTTCACAGAGTAAGCCACTGTCATCGCATTATTAGACGTTTTTACGTTCTTGGATATGCTGTTGAGTGCGTCATCGAGGCGCTGCCAAACCTGTACCATTGCTTGCTTTTCTGCGGCTATAGATGGGTCCATAGCTTTACCACCTTTAAACACAGTGCTTAGGGTTTCTCCGAATTGTTGTTTCATATCTAAAATGGTTTTCGCATCGAACTTTGTCCCCTTGTTCGCGTCTGCCCAAGCCTCGACATACTTGGTTATCGCGTTAGAGCTTCGCGGGCTTATAGTCCTTCTTTTTTTTGCCAACTCGATAGCCTTATCTGTGAAAAAGTCTAACTTCCATAGCTTTTTTTGATTTGAAATGAGGTTGCGAAGCTTTTTAGACTCCTTTTCGATTAACTTATCAGCAGAATTAACTATCATTCGTTTTGTTCCCATGTATTGCCCCGATGCGTCTTGTGCTCGTTGATTTATCTGTTTCCAATTTGCCCCCTCGGGGTTCACTCCTACTCGGAATAACTGTGGAGCAGCTTTTCTCAACATCTTTCCTGTTATACCAAGCGCTAAGTCTATACCTATCCCCATTCCTGCTTCAGCAGGTGTAGGAAGTTCCTCATTCGTTGTTGCAGTTGCAACAGTCGTTGTCCCTATAGACTTTGCTAGGAACTCACCTGTTTTACTCAATCTTGGCGCATAGGAGAATAGCTTAAGCAATTGAGGAGTGCTCTTGGCAAGAGAGATAGCCTCTCCCCCCGACACCAACAGGGGGATCTCTGCGGCCAGAGTGCCAATAAAGCCCCCTACAGCCTCAGCCTGTTTGGCTTGTTTTTTTACATCACTCCTAACAAACGAACCAACATCTTCCCCAGCTTTCCCAATAAATTCCCCTATCGTGGGGATTCCCTCCCCCACTCCAACCTTTCTTACCTTCTTTTGCGCCCTAGAAAACGGATTCATCCAATCGGCCAGCTCCATTAACTTCCCTGTTTTTTCATAGATAGCTGCGGACGCTCCTGATGCCGCACCATACGCTTGATCTAAGAAGCTAGTATCTGTACTCAGCCCGCTTGTAGATTGTTCTTGTTGTGGCCTGCTAAACTTGTCTACATAATTTTGCCCTAGTTGAGCACTATCGTAGCTGCCATACTGTGGATATTGCGCTTTTAGCTCGTCTCCTATTTTCTTTAGATCCTTGGGTGTATATGCCATTTGCTTATGTTAAAAAATACTTTTCATCAGATTTGCCAGAGACGAAGCCGCATACGCAGCGTCCTCTAGTTCGGTCATCCCTTGTGGGGCAATGTCTCCAGACAATAGCCCAAGAGGATCTTCGTACACAGGAGCATTGTTGACTATATTTGTGTTGTAATCAAAAACACCCTTTTCCTCATTAAGCATTCTTTGCCTAACCTTGTTTGACCAATCAGCCATATTATCAAGCTTTATAAGGATACTGCTCATATCGTCATCATCATATATTAAGAATTTTTGAGCACTTACCATCTCTGTGTCTGTTATTGCTGTGCCAAACATTGCCCGTCTAAATTGGGCTTGCATGCTTTCTATCGTCGACGTTATGTCTAGCCATTCAGGATCTTTCTTTAGTTTAACAAGTGGCTTTTTCTGTTCAATAATGTTTTTCCATAAATCAATTTTTGTTCCTTGGAAACTATCTATTATATTGTTTGAATCCTCCACCCCCTGCATAACCATTCCATACATATTAAAGTCTTCTTTTCTAGCATCTCCCATCGAAGAATACGCAATTGAGTCAATATAGTTTTTTGCTCCCTCTATGTCGCCAGAGGCCACTAGGTTGTTGAAGTTACTCTGTGCAAATTCTCTTGTATTCTCTGATAAACTAAGCGCTACGGAATTGAACTGATTTAAAACATCCTGGGCTTCTACATTTCCCACTACTGCTCCAGAGTTCATAGCATTTTTGATGTCAGGCTTCAAGTCGCCAGTGTGGTATCCCATTATTTTTGGACTGCCAGTGTTAATAGTCCTATAATTAGAAACAATCTCATTTCCTACATAGTTTGACTCAGTAAGGGTCATTGTTCCATCAGGGCTTATCGCATTGACTATAGCTACGTGTCCATAAGTAGGATGTTCGTTTGTAACCACAATATCTCCAACATTCGGAGTATATCCATTAGGAGTGTTGATTAGGTTGTCAATTTTATTTTGTAGCGAGTTCCCCATAGAAGGGATATCGAAAAACTTATGTATAAAGTCTCCGCATTGCCCCCCGTGGCTCCCATCTGAATACATTGTAGTGATTGCGCTACCATCTCCAACCATAAAAGGGAACAAAGAATTTCCTAGCGTAGATGCCGCCTTGGCCTCTTCTAGTGCAAACTTTCTCTCTTCTAGAGTTTCGAATCCATAAAAAAACCCTGGATCTTCACCTATCGCCATAGCAGCAGCTTCGTACATCCCTCCCTCCAATAAGTCCATAGACATATTCCAAGAGTCGTTGTAAACATTTTGTTCGTATTTTGCCGTTTCAAGCCAATTCGTAGCTTCCCACTTTTCCCTATCAAAAGTGGGAACACCACTATCTGTAACCTCTCCAGTCTCTGGATCAATAAAATGGACAGTCCCCATTTGACCACTTAGCTTATAAGCATCATCTACTTTGTCTCTTATTTGTTGGTAACTCTTTTCGTATTCCCACCTAGCTTGCGCCTTTTTGTCTTGATCTATTTGATACATTTTATCAGTAAACCCACTCAAAGCTTCTAATTTCATTTTGTCTTTCTCTCTCTCGTCAGCTATTAACATCCCCTCTATTTCAAACATCTTTTCATCAAAACTAGACTGAGCAAACTCCTTAGCATTCTCTGCGTCTAGTCCTAGTTTTACTACGTTGTTAGTAAAGTTACTCATTATGCTTCTACTCTCAATGTTTAGTTTAGACATGGCATACTGATACTCGCCTTGTTTTAGCTGCATGTTTAGGTCAGCAGCGTTTACTGATAGCGCCATTGCTGCTAGTCCTGCACTGCTATCTTGTGCGCCTGATGCATACAGCTTAGCCTTCAAATACCCCTCTAGGCGTCCTCTCTTGTCTCTTTCTTGACCACTCCACACATCATATTGTGTAGTCAGCCAATCTTTTTCCGCTTCAACGCTTTCCATCTGTAAGCCAGACGCCTGTTTATAAGCCTTAGCAGCCAAAGATTCGTAACTAGTAGGTACAACCTCTTCACCACTTAGTATCTTATCCATTTCAGATATTTTGTTTTCATACGCCTGCATAGCTGTTTCAAATGTGCTTGTAGCTCTTCCAGCTTGCTGCATAAGGAAATTGCTAACAGTGGGATCTTCTGCTACCGAGAGGCCCTGTTGTAGGAGCATAACCTGTAGCATCTCAGATGAACTCATGTTTGACATATCTAGCCCGTATCCTGCTAGAGTTGATAAAATTGAGTTGCTATCTAGTGATGTAACGCTGTCTAGAGCATTCCCTACCAATTCACTTGTTGGCAGAGTAACCTCTGGAGTAGTATTTACATCATATCCTATAGATGGGTTGGTGTTTTCTGGCGCCTCATTAGATATGTCAGTAGGGCTTTCTCCCACAGCTTCTCCCTCAGCCGCTACTGGGGCCTGTGTTTGCTGTTGTAGGAACTCCATAAGGGGTTGTAGTGGGACGCCTCTGTTAGCTGCGTCTACAGCCTCCTGTGCTATTTCTGGGTCTAGTCCTGCTTCAACTGCTTGATCTGCTAAGACTTGTAGTCCTTCTATTTGTTGCGCTGTGTTTTGTGGTGTAAGGTTCCGTTTTATCACTTCTGAAAAATCTCCTGTCCCTTCTTGCATTGCTGCTTGTATTTCTCTACCTATCATTTCGTTTGATAGATCTAGTTTCATGCCTGTTTCTTTTTCCGTTGCTTCTAATTGTTGTTGAAAAACATCTCTTTGCTCTCCTAGTATTTTGTTTAGATTACTTAAAGCTGTTTGATAGCTTTCTGATAGTTCTAACAATTGCCCTTCTGTGCCTGGCAAACTTTGTGCTTCTTGTGTAGGTTGTTGGCTTGTTAAACCAAATTCGATAGGCTGTTCTCCTGGTGTTCCCTGTACCTTCTGTCTTTCCATTCGGCTAGCGGATGCTTTTGTGCCTGGCGTTGCGCCTAATAGTTCTTTTCCTTTAGCACTAACATACGAAAACGACTTTTGGGTTGATGGGTCAAATACTTGAAGTCTTCCCGAAACGCCACTGGGATCGCCAGTAAATGGGTCTTTCTCTCCTCTCAATCGTAAATATGGTTTATCTGGCATTGTATTTTAAGTTATTATTATGCTTTAGCTTTCCACAAGAACGCAAAGTTTACCTCTGTTCCTCCTTTGGTGTTGGTGTACGTGAATCCTCCATCACTTATAGCTGATCCTACACCTGCAAAGTTACTTGATGCTCCAAACGACTTGTCAGTTTCAACACCAGACGTAGCCGAACTACCATCGGTTGCAGCTTGTGTCGCGCCATAGTTGTTTGTTCCATCATATATACCATTTGAAGTTGTCCAGCTATTAGGACTTGTCGCTTTAGTCGCTCCACCTTCTATTTCTACTACTTTAGGCTTGAACCATGTAATTACCTCGGTAACCGTAGTAGCCGATCCCGATATGGTTCCCCAAACATATTTTTCTCCTTTGTCTATTTTGAGATCTGTTTTTGATATAGCTTGTCCAACCCTATAGCCAAACGAGGTAGATGTCCCATTATATCTAATATTAGGTTTAGATGTGCTGATCTCTCCAGCAGTTTCACTTATCCAGTAGTCTATACCTTCTTCTAAACTGCTTAGATCAGGCACAGTGTCAGTATAAACGTCTATACTATCACCAGCGCTGCCTCCAGCTTTGGCAAAGCCTATGAACGGCCATGTTCTTCCTCCAAAGTTTGCGTCAGTTGGACAAAGCGCCATCCCTAAACTATGTACCTCTGAAACTGTCCAGAAGAACGGAGTAGCGTTTGTAACACTGTTCCCCCATGTTCCAGCTCCTATATCGTATGTTTGCCTAGTGAACGTAAGGTAATTTTCGTCATACGTGCTATTTACACCAATTATAACATAGTCAACCGCATCCGTACCTTGTGCATCAATCACTAGATGATAAACAGTTCCCGCAACCATTACTGGAGCTGCTCCCCATGTGAATGTTTTGTCTCCGTAATTAGTTGTGAATGTTGAAGAATCAACTGTATTGGCCGTTCCATTTGTTACAGGTGTGCCGCTTGGCTCTCCTCCGTTGTCTGTTTCTATAGTACACTTAAGCGTCATCGTTGAGTTTCCTGTTGAGTCTTTCATCCTAAATTTCTTTGTAGTAAAATTAGGGACTCTACTAGGTGTGAATTTGATTGAATATCTTCTTCTAGCGTTATTGTCTCCCAGAGCTAGATCTGCCTCTGTTAATTGTGTATGATGTTTAACCTCTATAGGTAGCAGCGCTACTGCGTCATCAGTTGTTATCGTCTCATAAGCTGTATAAGAAGTTGTTGCGCTTGCGTGTTTATGTAAAGCACTTGCATCACTACTAGGTCCAGCAGTCATGGTGTTTAAATTGGTGTCTGTTACGTTTCCGCTGATCCCGTCTAATTGGTTAAGTTCGGTAGATGTAGTTGTTACATCTGAAATCACGGTAGCTAACGGACCATTTGTATAAGAAGCGTCAGCCAAATTGATCTCTAAACCGTTAGCGCCAACATCTATTCCTCCATCAGATACTAGTTTTATAGCCAATTCTGTTGTGTCTATCTCTAGTCCTGCGTTCGATTTAAGATCAAGACTTACTACCCCTGCAGTTATATCTATACCGTCACCCGCAGTGATGGACCCAGTTCCGCCACCCACGTCAGTTTCACTAGATCCATCATTAGCGAACACCCACTTGCTAGTACCAGCGTCATATTTTATATAAGGTTTATTACCATCAGCGTTCTGGGCGTAATAATAAATATCTGAATCAGTCTCGTCTCCTACCCTAAAAGTGTTAGAGCTTGTGCCTAGCGTTCCGTCTATAACGTTATTCAACTCTTCTACCCCTAGATGCACTTCTGCACATCCTATCTCTGAATTGATGGGATGTTTACTTCCTGAGGCGTCACCACTTAATATACCGTATTTCAAAAGGTCCCTACCTGCGGCATTCACCGTGATAGTGGTCACACCACCAGAGGTTGTATGTGAATCGGCGAATATTGTCTCAAACCTGTCTGTATCCTTACTTAACGTGAAAACATTCGTTGAGGCTTGAGGCTCACGAGCTACGCCTGTTTTACGATCTTCAAATTCTGCTTTTATAGTTACAGCTGTTTCAGTGATGCTAGTTGTCACTATACGCCCTGTTAAAGCTGTTTCCTGCCTGATTAAGTTTGCTGTTGCCATATTATGTTGTTAGGTTTGTACTTGTGTGTTTACGTAGCGTCTTCCTGGTGTTTGTTTTACTGGTCTAAATTCGTAATCTATACCAAGAAAATCTATTTTCCAGGGTTGCTCTTCTCCGTTGTTTTCGATAGTTATTTGTAGCTCTAGCCCTTCTCTTAGTTCTCTTGGGAAATCTAAAGGTGCATAAAACCTCTTGAATCGACTCTCACTAGGTGCGTCACCTCCTAAATATGCGTCACCTATCCAATCATCACCGATATAATTGCTAAACGAGTCTTTTATAAGGAACGTGTTGTCTATGCGATATTTCTTTGTTGTGTTATCTACCTGGATAGTCACATCAAACGTTGTCCCTGCGTCCATAGACCCTGCCAGATCTAACCTGTTAAATCCTTTGAATCGTTTACCATCACCCATTGTGAAGACCTTTGATCTCCATTTTCTTGTGTACCCAAACCCATCATATGAGTACCTTTCTTTGTTAAATTTGTACAAAGTAGGACTATTAGCATCTCCAAAATATAGCTCGTGTTCATAATCAGAGTTTCTAAACAGCTCGAAATCTCCTGGATAAAATCCACTTCTAGTAGTCCATGCGTCCCAATTCTCGTTTCGTACAAACGTTAAAGAGGGCACTTGACTACGATCATACGGTAACGCCATCCAATATTGTTGTTCTTCTCCCCAATAAACCGAATTTGCCTTATCACGCGCCCCTTTGTTAGCAAAAGCTAGACTAGGTTCAATATCTTTACTTAAACTGTTTACACGCGGTATACCTTGATTATCATACCCTTGTTCAGCTCCTAGCATTAAAACCCCTCTATCACTCCAGTAATAGGCGTTATTACCTGTTCTTTGCACAGTTTTAGGCGCCAAACACCCGAAAGGATTCTCGTATGGCTCTTTTTGAGGTGTTGAAATAGCAAAGTTATCATCAAATCCAAAGAAAACACCCTGATTATACGTTCTTGTTATTACGTGGAGTCGTTGTCCATCTACGACTAATCCCCTGATAATGTCGTTAAACCCTATAGTTCCACCTCCAGACCAATCATCTTCGTCGTCTACATTTGTGTAATACAGGGTTTTCCCACTAGCAACAAATAGTCTACCCATAAAAGTTGCCATAATAGGCCCATCTGGTGGCCCTCCAGTCACGTCAGTCATTGCGGCGCTTAAATCGGCCTTCTGAGTTACGTTAGCAGTAATTTCGTTGCCTAGTATAGCTAAACGGTCTCCTGCGCTTCCTACGTACACTGTGCCACCTACGGTTGTAGCCACATCTCCGTAATCTCCTAGATTGGACGTAGACCATGTTGTATTAGTAGGTGTAATAGAATAATGATCGTCATCATGAGTAATAATAAGGTATCTATTTGTTTCATCTTTTTCGTAGTTTAAAAGATTTAAAACGCCTCCTGTCCCTGGGCCCTCAGAAACTTTATCGAATCCATAACTTGTTATCATGGCCCCCTCACGATTTATGTCAACATTGTCCATAATAGTAGCCTCAGCAATGCCTCCAGTGTCTTTGTTTGGCAGTATCCTACGAGCGTCTTGGTTCGTATTTATACCAGCGAACTGGGTTATTGCTAGATACCGATTGTTTGTTTTAGATGGCATAGTTATCTTGTACAGTCATAATCGTTAGCTTGGAAACCTCCAAGTAGGGATCGTCTTTCAAAGACTGATCTAATTCTATTGTTTTCTTTTATTCCTCCTCTATTTTTAGTAGCGTTCATAACCTCTCCAACAGCGCTATCATATTGCCCTTTAAACGCTCCTGCTTCATTTATGCGCCCTGCGTTCATAAACAGCCTGTAACACGTCCCAAAGACTACTGCTTCGTCCCAGTCACTAGATAATCCGCTCTCTGTTGAGGCGTCTTCTAACGTAGTAGGAGTTTTTATATAACGTATTTGTAGGGTTCCTGCGTCAGTTGGTAGGATTTTAAGTTTCCGCGCAGCGTCAGCTACTACATAGTCCTCTGTCCAATAAAAGCTTGTTGTTGCTGCCAAAGTGTCGAACTCGTCCTCCACAATGTAATGATATTCATTTGTTTGTACGCTATTAGAATCGACGTCCCACAGTTTCACCATACGAAAATAATCGCTAGGTAAAGCAGCTAATCCGTTTGAGTCAAATGTTATCTCTGCGCGCTTCTTAAAAGCAGGAATGTCATAATCGCGTAGAATCTCTGAGATAGTGTTGTTCATCTCATCACGCTTCATTTCCTCGTCGTAGAAAATTTCACTCGTATTCGCAAGCTTTATTTCAACCTTCGTGTTGTATGTGCTGTAAGTGGATATAATTTTAGTGGTTAGATAATACTTGTTTCCAGTAATGATTATTAACAATTCGACTAATGTTGCTGGGATCAACTTTAAATAGTCTCGCTATTTTCTTTTGTTTCCAATCAAAAAACGCATAAAGCAATTTGATTAGCTTAACCTTTTCAGTGTTTAATTTTGCACTCTTTACTTTTTCCCCACAGTGCATTGTCCCATGCCTCCACATATCTTGAGTATTTTCTTTTTTAGTTCCCCAGTATAGATTTTCGACACGGTTATCTCTAGGATTTCCATCTTTATGACAAACACATGGTTTGTTTTCTAAATTTGGCATAAACATTAATGCTACAAGTCTATGCGCAGCCCAGTATTTGTATCGCCCATCATTGCGCAAACGAGCATATAAATGCCCCGTTTTTTGAGATGATAACTTCATTTTCCTTCTATATGCAAGCCCACAATGTTTTCTTGTTCTTTTCCATCGTTGTGACCAAACGCACCCATTCGTATCTACCCAATATCCTGGGAATCCTTTTATTTGCTTTATTTTATAAGTGGACATTGGTTATTGGTTAAGCATAATGTTTTCTAGAATAGTTCTTTGAGTTGTGTTTTTTCTTCTTAGTCATGGTCCTACCTGTGCCTTTGTGACGCATCACTTTGGCTGTTTTCTTGTTTGTCATTGCTGTTCTGGGCATATTTTATTTGGTTAAATTATTCTGTTGCTTCCATTTCATACCTGTACCATGTAAAGAACTCTGTTGTCTCCTGTTTTAGCTCTCTATTCACCTCCATTGCCTCTTGGTTACCGTCTCTTATTTGTATTTGTACCTCTATCAATTGCACAATAGAATTAACTAATAGTATCCCGATTATTAACATTAATGTGTATACAACTGCTCTCATTTTTTCCATTATTGTATGATGTTAAATGCTGCATATGCCTTTGGTATAAGGCTTAATAGCTGTGTAAGCGTCCAGCCAATAGCTCCTAAGAGGAGTGCTAAATGGGTCTTTTCTACCCATTTCTTCGCGTATCTGTTCTCTGCGTCGTCTACAACGTTTTTTAGTGTCTTTTTCACCCATTTCATATCTGTGCTCATCTCCCCCATGAATTGTGATATTTTCTCATCGTCCATTTCAGAATTGTTAGTGTTACCAGAACCACCCCGTTTTGTTTATATTTAAAGTTGATCCATCAGAGTTCTTTACTGTAAACCCGTCTAGTGGGTTTTTTGATGTTTTTAACCCCTCTGCTACGAAAGGCATTTTTACTGTTGTGCCTGCGTCTTTAAGCTGTTGCATCATCTGCTCTTTATCAACTGTTGAGAATCCTGTTATTCTAGGCATATTAATTAGTTTAGGATTTCGATCTCGTTATCAGTGACATAAAACTCGAAAGTTTCTCCTGGTTGCACCTTCACGCTCTCTTCTCCTTCTATTAAATGATCTGTAAGAGTCTCTACATAAACAACATCGTACTTTCTTGTGTTGTCTATTATAAAACTGTTCCCCTCATAAATTGCTGCCGCTTGAATTTCTACGTACCAAAACGCAGCTGTCTTAGCTCTTACAATGTCTACATCTGGCCCAAGCTGATAGGTCTCTAGCACTGGAGTCACAACAGTTAGCGCCTCATAAGACGCGCTTTCAGCAGACGTACAGGCAGGCAAAACCATTAAACTGCCTGCTATAACTATTGATGTAATTGTTTTTTTCATGTGTTTGTTGTTAATAAACATGATAATGAAGCGCTATTGTAGCCGTGTCTCCTCCCCCGCTAGTTGCAACTTTTGCTTGTATTTGTGAATTTGCTGCTAGGACTGGTGTTTGCACAGGTACTTGGGTAGTAGAGTCTTGATTCGCTGATTTAGTTACTCGTACACAACTTATAAGGGTGGTCTCTACGTAGAGCTTTATCTCGTAAGTATCTACCGCGTCCAAATCTTCAATACTAACGTAGTGGATATCAAAATCTTCGGTAATAGTGTTTACGGGGACTATTTCCACAAAATTTCCCAGCGTCCAAGCTGCCCCCCCAAGGACCGCTACTCCACCCGCTAAAGTTGGATAACACTTACTCTGGCTATGTGCGTGTTCTTCAAGTATTTCTACTTTGTCCCAGGTTGTTGTTCTATCTGCGATGTGTGCTGCTATTGGCATAGTTTTAAAGTTAAGTAACTATTGATAAAGAACCACCGTTCTGGACCTGATATTCAAAAAATATTTTCATGTCAAAATCGACAGGATTATCAGTGGTTGTGTAATGAAATCTTATATAATTAGTCGCTCCATTTTTCGCTGTTACTGTAAAAGGTCTACCAGCTTTTTTGTCTCCAAGTGTCTCTAATAGGCGTACTTCGTCTGCTAAGCAAACTGAGTATGTTTGTGCTGCCACCTTGTCTTTTGTGAAGAAAGATCCCACTGGCGCTCCACTTAAGGTTGCCCCGTCCGCTGTTAAATTGACCGTATTCGTACCATCATAAACAGTCGCGTACATGTTTGTTAGGTTTGTTAGGGTCCCTACTCGGGTTATCTCTGCCCATTGGTCAATGATTAGAATTGTACCAGTGAACTCGAAAACATTCACCACTTGAGCACCTGTCCCTCCAAGAGTTGCGTCAACACAATACATGTCGCTACACATGAACTGAGTACAGTCGTTTCCTGTTGGTATTGATGGTTTTAAGTGCATATGGTTTTGTTAGGCTGCTACTACGTTCCCGTCGCTTGACCATGGCCACCAGCGACAATAAAAAGTTATTGCTCCACTATCTACTTGTGCGTCTAAGGTAAGAATCACATCGTCCCCGTTAGAAATATCATAACTCCTCACTCTATCTGCTGCTTGTATATTTGAAGTAGGCGAATTATCGTTCCAGAACTCGTTTGCGTCTAAGTCTGTTGCCAAAGTGTCTGAGATCATTGCTTCGTCATTTCCTGACACTCCTAATCTTATGTTTCCTGCTGCTGCCGACGCTACATTTGTCTTACAAACTGCCACAATCTCTACGTGAACATCTCCTGTTACTGTGAACAAATTTACTGTCCCAGTGTCGTTAGAGAAAGTAAGAGCTTTTGTAACAGGCACTTGCCCAGTTGCAGTGATTAGCTGTTTTAATAGGGCTACGGCTGAGTTTCCCGCTGTAGTATCTGTTTTGTTCCCTAAAACGTCTCGCATTTGAGCGTTATCTGCGCTATCAGCACTAGGGACATCGTGAAATCCGTCAAGAGCTATTCCTGCTGTCACATTTTGTTTAGCATAAGCCATGAGGGATTCCGTTGTACTAACTGCCCCTGCTGCCGCTGCGTCCGACTTATTACCAACCACGTCGCGCATATATACATTATCCGTACTATCCGCTGAAGAGACTGGTGTTATTGATGAACTTGAATTAAACATATTATTAAATTAGTTATTAAGTGTGTAAGTGAACTCAAAACCATAGAAGTATACATCTGTTGGAGTCGATGTGTTGTTTACGTTAAGAACAATAAAATAGGCTTTATTTTCTAAATCAAAATCTTCTGCTCCTCCTAAAAGGTTAGTTGACAAATTTGTCCCCGATTCTCCATTCCAAATGTTGGATTCTGAAAATGGGAAAGAGATTGTGCCGTCAAGGTCAATTGCTATTAAAGAAAAGTCAAAATCTGCCGCACTGTCATTAGCGCGACCATATGCTGTGATTTGTTCAATATGTACAGTCTTTCCAAACATTTGTGTAGGTATTGTAAGAGTTGCCCTAATTCTGTCTCCTGTAGCTGTGGGATGAACATATGTAGTTGAAACGTCATAGCTAGCGTATTCATTTTCAAAATCAAACATTGATACAAAATGTTTAAACTCTCCTCCAAAAATAGACTCACTAAACACTACAGGCTTACTAAACACGATACTCGCAGTTCCACTAGTCCCGTCTAATCTCATATATTCTGTAAGACTGGTATTTTCCATCACTTTGAACCGCATTATCCCATCTTCTGAAGCAGCTGAGGGGTCCTGTATTTCTCCTATAATAGACCCAAACGTTGTTCTTGTATCACCATCGTCATTAAAATCAAACTTTATACTCTGGGTGTCACCATCTGCTGGACTAGCTGAGTCATGAAATAACGAAAGGTCCAACCCTGCAGCGCCTGCGCCACCATAGATCAGATCTAAAGCAGGATCTTGGAAAGTCCAATTTAAAGCACCATTAACATCATAATCTTGTGTTGAAGCTGTAGCAGCTGATTGCCCAACTTTCAATTGGTTAGAGTTAGTAGTCAGTATTGCTACGTCTCTTGGAATGGGATATGTATTTGTGCTGCCTGCACCGCCTTGATCTGGCATATGTTTATGTTGTTAGTTGTCCGATCTAGATATTTCGTACCAAACGCCGTCCGCAAGTCTATATTCAAATTCGATATTATCTCCTAAGCCTAGCGTGAAGTTAGTACTCCCGTTCATTTTTAAATCACTTCCTGCTAGATTAGAATTATCCTGTAATGTTAATAAGTCTGTATCACTTCTTCCCCATATTCTAAGTCTTTCTCCGTTATTAACACCTGTTGAATCTATATGTGGCGTACTTGTAAGAGTCACTGCTCCTCCATCGCTCTGGACATCTACAGAAGATGTTGTGGGGCTTATCTGATCTGCTGCGCCTAACGTTTGAACCGCTGTAGGACTTATCACTACTGATGCGTCCATAATAAACTTCCCTCCTGTGCCTGGCCGTATAGTGAAGTCCTCTGCTGTAGCTGATGTTAAAACTCCTTCTCCGAAAAAGTTAAGCTCTCCTGCTAAGTTAAGTGTCCCGTCTCTCTCTAAAAGAACCGTTGTTCCTGATCCGCTGTTCCCCTCTAAAAAGGCTACATTGCTATCCTGAGTTCTCAAATAAATCATTCTATTAGTACCTGTATAACCCGTACCTCCTAAAGCTTCTATATTTATCCATCTTTTTCCACTAACCGCTGACCCTGTGGCGTTCTGGATAATGCTGAAGTTGTAAGCTGTTTCATTAACAAGCCCTTCCATGTTGATCTGTTGCCAAGAATACGTTCCCGCTACACTTCCTGCTGCGTTTAACAACCCTATTGTCGGGTCTGTAATGCCGTCAAACAACCCTAAATCTTGCTGATATCCACTAGCGTCTGTTATCGCCAACACAGGCACATCTGTTCCTCCACCTGTTGGAAGCGACAATAAAAGACAATTAGCATTAGCATCAGCTGTTTCCCACGTTAATTGAGCATTAGAAGCTGCTGCAGTGTTACCAAATCTCAATTCATCATTGTCACCCAAAAACAAAGACTGTACAGAAGCTGATCCAAAATCTAGATCTCCTGTTATAGTCACGTCTACAAACGTGGCACTAAATCCTCCTCCTAAATAGTCTGGGTGAAACATTTATATTATTGGTTAGTGTATCCTACTGCCCACACTGTTACGTTACCTGCACTTCGAGCTGTTACGTTAAAGTTAAGCCAATGAAGGCCATTTACATTAACTTCATAAAGCTTGTAATCATCTGTTCCTGCTACAACAAACCCTGTAGCTCCTGCTGTGATTACCGCTGTGTCATAATCACTCAAGGCTACGTAATCCCAGTGATTAGTAGCTGATTGAGCACCTGACCAGGTTGGTTCTGTCCCTACTCCGTCAGAAGTTACTTGTCCTGCCTCTGCGCCGATGCTCCCCTGTGCCTGAAGTGTTAAATTAGCGCTACTAGCCGTTGCTACTGCGACAACAATATGCCTGTGGTCTGAGACTTTTAAGCTTGTCCCTGCGCCTGTAGCAGCCTTAGCACTTAGAAATGTATGTGGATTAACATATCTGATTGCCATACGTTTTGTGGTTAAAAATAATCTTATGGTGAGGGGCCAGATTGACCCCCCAAGAAAAACTATTTTTAAGCTGCATCTGGAACCAGAGCCGCAACGTCTGCGCCTGCTGAATCCCAAGCTACTGCTATCCATGTACCAGCTGCAACACAGTTACATCTAACTGTATATGTAGCTGCAATAGCTAATTCGTTCGTTCCATCACTATCTACTCCATTGATTGTCTCGTTATCACCCGCTTTAGTTCGCAATTCATAACCGTTAGCCGCGTTATATAACCAAATCTCGTTACCAACAACTGCTGCTGGTAAAGCTATAATGTTATTCGCACTAGCTGAGGTTACTGTTACAAAGCTTGTACCAGCTGCGATAATACCTGTAGTCAACCCGTCAGCCGTAGCTGTACGAGCAACTGCTGCACTTTGTACACCTGCTGTCGCTGTTACCGCTCCAGTTAGCGTAGTTGCGCCTGTTACTGTCAATGTTTCATCAAACACAACTGCACCTGCATCTACCTTGATCGCCTCCACGTTTGTACCTGTAGCGTTGATATAAAGAGCGTTAGCACCTGCTGTACCTGCACCTGTTGCTTGTTCAAGAGCAAGAAGATTAGATGTAGACGAAATATTTCCTGATGAAGTTATGTTCATTACATCTGCACCTGCTGCCAAGTCGCCAGTATGTGTAATGTCGATAGCTGCACCTTCACCTGAAACACCTGTAGCTGCTGAAGTGATCGCGATAGCTCTACCTGCTACGTTTGTTCCCATAGCTAGAGATATACAATCACCTGTCGCCGCTGAAGTACCATAAGAAGCTGTAAACACCGTTCCTGTATGGATCGCGTCAACATCAACCTCGATGATATTACCACTACCAGTGTTAGTAACCGTTATGTCAAGTACACCTACGTTACCATCACCGTCCATTAGTACGTCTATCATATCTACTGTTCTTGTGCCTGCACCACCATCAATGTAAAGGAACTCTTCTCCAACGGCAGCGTTCATATCCACACTTATAGTAGAGCCACTTCCGTTACCATCCATACTAATGTCAAACAATGAGCCTGACCCTGTGTTTGTATCAGTTATATTCATGAAAGCTACGTTTCCAGAACCGTCGTTAGTTACAGAGATTAAATCTGCTGTACGAGCTCCAGCACCTGCATCAAGAAGTATAAACTCTTCATCAACCGCGGCATTCATATCACAAGCAATCACGGCTCCGCCTCCGTTACCGTCCATACTAATGTCGATCAAAGAACCTGTACCAGTATTTGTATCTGTGATGTCTAAGAAAGAAACGTTACCATCTCCGTCATTAGTCACAACAATCAAATCTACAGTCCGTGTACCTGCGCCTGCGTCTAGAACCAAAAACTCTTCACCCACAGCCGCATTCATATCAACATTAAATACTGCTCCAGCGCCATTTCCATCCATAGAGATGTCGAACAAGAATCCACTACCTGTATTAGTGTCAGTAATAGAGAATAGATCTACGTTACCGTCACCATCGTTAGTGATCTCAAATAGGTTTACAGTCCTTGTTCCACCACCTGCGTCTAAGATAAGGAATTCTTCCCCAATAGCAGCATTCATGTCTACGTCTATCACTGAACCACCACCATTACCATCCATGTTGATGTCAAATACCGCACCACTACCAGTGTTAGTATCAGTTATTGAAAGGAAATCCACATTACCATCACCGTCGTTTGTAACTTCGATCAAATTTACGGTTCTTGTCCCGCCTCCTGCATCAAGTAGCAAGAATTCAGCGCCAACGGCTGCATTCATATCAACATTAATACATTCACCAGTATCAATCCCGTCCATATTGATATCTAATACTGATCCTGAGCCAGTATTAGTAGACACAATACTAATTGCATCCACGTTCCCATCACCGTCGTTCACAATCTCTATCAGGTTAGCTGTTCTAGTGCCTCCACCTGCGTCGATATAGAAACATTCAGCTCCAACAGCCGCGTTCATATCTATATTAAACACTCCCGCATCTGAACCGATACCATTCATAACAACACTAAAGATAGCGTCATTACCAGTATTAGTAGCAGTAACGTTCATAACTGAAACATTACCGTCTCCATCATGTTTAACATCAATAAGATCAGCTGTCCTTGTACCGTTACCACCATCTATATAGATAGCTTTAGCACCAAGACCAAGATTCATATCAATGTCAATTGCGTTACCTGTAAGCGCTGCATCAACAGCGAAATCAAGCATATTACCTGAGCCTGCACCGCTTTTTACGAGTTCGAACATATTCGCTGCACCCGCCGTAGCGTCAGTCCATGTTGTTGCACCCTCGTCCATTGAAACGTCTTGTCCAATAGAATAGGCGTTATCAAGTGATCCTGTAACTCCTCCACCACCTGAACTGTTTACCTTCACAGAGCTTGAACCGTCCCACCAGTATACATCTGTACCAATTCTGTGAAACAGATAAGAACTAGTGTCAGTAGGCTGCACTGCTGTGTTAATCAGATATCCAATATCTGTTTGTACCCCATTCGTTAGGAATGTAGCGTTAGGGTATGTGTTGTTTTTAGCCATTATATTATTGTTAAGGGATAATGGGGAGGCTATCTTCCTTTTCAGGTTTACTGACTCTGTCCCTACAGAGCGTCAACACCTCCCCAGTTTAATTAAGTACCAAGTGAACCAACCACGCCTAGGTAATCTGTAGCACCTTGTGTTTGTACAAAACGAACTTTCTCCCACATATTGTCCGTATCATCGTCGATATAGAATTTCATGTTAGGTTGTACTTTTTGATAAGCTGTCAAGGTGTGCCACATTTTCTCTGAACACATGAACCAAGCTGTCGTTGAAGAAGCGTCAAGAAGTTTCCAACAAACCACTTTAATATTAAGCGTGTTTAGGAAGTTCTTTTTTCTATCAGCTGTCTCTGGACCGTCTGGTGAGTTCACTAGTTCAGTAGCTTTCTTATGTAACTGAGCTGGAACAACCAAATAAGCCACATCTAAAGGCATAACAAGATTTTCGTGATCTTTCATTGTTGCCAGTTTGACATAAGCCTCATTTAGTGTTGTCTCTGATAAAGCACCTGTGATTAGGTTAGACTGTTGTTGTCCTGTGTCGCCTATTGAGTGAGTTGCTGAGAACAGATAACCTCCGTCCCATACTGTTGTTGTAGCAAAACCTCCACTAAGAACACTTTCCATTAGGTCGTCTTGTTTGTATCTAGCTCTGTAACCTGCCTTCTTCATTGTTTTCATGGTAGTACCATAATTTGAGAAGTCGTCCATTAGAGCTGTGATCCCGAATTTACGTTTGTATTCCACAGAAGTGTAGGTAACAGTCCCCAATTCTCTTGTTAGAGATTGTGGATAAGCTGCACCTTCAGCTACTTGTGGGATATCTCCATCTGCCGAAGTAACGGCTTCTTTTTCATTCAATCTATCAGGCGTATCTAGGTTAAAGATCATTGGCCCAACAGGTTGATAAGTTTCGTAACCAGCAAGATATTCTTTCTTCACAAGAAGGTCAATCTCGGATGGTTTTAATCCTGTAAAACTCATATTAGTTAGTTATTAAGAAATAATTCTAGTTCTCGTGTTCATTCACGATAACTGCTGTGTCATACCCGTTGGTTGTGTCGAAATTACTCGCACCGCCTTCTGGACGAACAATACGCATGAATCCGTTAGTTGTATCATTCTCGTTAATCTTTTGTACTCCTCCTGAAACGTCTAGTGTTACACGAGTATCTATTACTGCTTGTAACAGGTTAGCTGGAGTAGTAGGAACCCCCTCTATACGCATTGAAGGACACCAGATGCCTTGGACTACGCCGTCTGCTCCAGCTGTCTCCGTTGACTGTTTAGTACAGTAATAAACTCTGTTTTTTGTCAGAGTATCAGTGTCTCCGTTAGCACATTTTTTTACGTACCCTGGATTACCATCGTCTTCACGGAACAGGTCACCTTCGTCAATTGACGCTGCAGTCCCTGAAACAACGTCCTTTACAACGCTTACAGGACCAACATTTGGGATCTCTGATCCAACAAATCTAAAGTCTGCCATGTTTTATGGTGTTAAATTATAAGCCTGGTAAGACCATCGTCGGTTTCCCGAGTCTGTCTACCGTGTGCAATGATTTAACTCTGTCTATCTCTGTAGCAAAGGTTTTAGTATCAAGGTTTCTTCCTTTAGCGAACTCGTTTAGACCAGTTGTGATTGTCACCTCTTTAGTAACTGGTGCGCCTGCTTCGCCTCCTGAAGGTAAATCAACAGATGGTCGTGCAGTAGCTTTAGTCGAATTAACTATAAGCGCCGCATCTTCCATAGCTGCTTCGTCTCCTCCTAGGATAGACACCTTGGCTTTGAACTGTTCAAACTCCTCAGTGTTTAAACCTAGTTCTTTGCCCCTTGCCTCTACCATCTTGTCCTGGTTGGTTTTCATTTGTTCTCTGATAACCTCGGCTTGAGCTTTTGTCCGTTCTTCTTCACGGATTTTCTCAAGATCAACGCCATCTTTGACAACTGATTCCTCCCCAGTGATAAGATCGTAGTCTTCGCCAAATTTAGTTTTCATGTAGCTAGCTATTGAGGGATCAGCTACTAACATTTTCTGTGCTTCAACTCTCGCTGCTTCACTACTTTTAGCCAAATTGACTAGACTTGCTGCTATCGCTTTTTTCTCGTTACCAAGATCAGCAATAACTTGTCCTGCTGAACGTTTCCCCTCTGGGCTTTGCTTCGAAGGTTCGTGTTTTTGAGTGGTTTCTTCCACTACACCTTGAGACTCAGCTTTCACTGGCTCTTTAGTGTCGTCTTCTACCTTGACCTCCACCTCAACAGCTTTGTCATCGGTTGTGACTTCATCAGACATATAACAGAATTAAATTATACTTTGAGCTTAGATGCTCACAAGAAGGCTTTTGCCCTCTATGTGAATTCCTAAGGGATCTGTCTCATCTGTTCTACTCGGAACGCTCTCTGTAACTCTAATTTCTCCATGTTCTTCTTCTTCTTGTTCTCACGTGTCCTGATTGCTGATTTCATATCATCTACGTACGCCTTGCAGAGCTTGAGCCGCTCCGCCAAGCGGACTCGGTTGATTTTGCGTAGGGGGGGTCGGTATGCCGCCTTGAGCTCCTCCTCCCTGAGGCGTTCCTCCCACCACTTGATTCCAGCCTTGAATTCCTGGTTGCCCGATACCTCCAGGAGCTCCTTGAGCGCCTTCTTGCCTTTCGGCAACTGGTTGTGCGTTTTGTTGTTCTGCATTTATAGCTGTAAGGTTAATATGTTTATTTAAAGCGTCTTTCTGTTTCTTTTTAGCGTTCTTTTTGAAGAATGCACTGTTCTTAAATCTCATATGTGCTTCTATTTCTTCTAAACTATCCTCATCAGGTCTAATAGGTGGTGTGATACCTGCCATTATCTGTTTATGCTCCTCGTCAATTGCGTCTAACTCGTAAGATTCCTTGGCTACTACAGGGAATATGTCTTTAATCTCTTTCTCAACACCTAGGTTCTTAGCCATAAACTTCAAGTAAGCAGGAAAGTCCATATCACCGAAGATCTGTTGGATAAGTTGAGGATTAGAACCTGCTAAATTAGCCACTGTTTGGAATATTGTTTGTGTCATAAGCATTAACTTCTCTGTACGGTCACGTTTAAGTTCCTCGTCCTGCTTAGCTGGTACAACTTCTATCTCTTGTTCATCAAAAAGCTCACCTGTTTTCTCGTTCAGGTAATATTCACCCTCTGCACCGTGTCCTTTGACAAACTTAACTTCAGCATCCTTATTCTCTTGCACTACGTCGTATCCGTTGATCTTTATTTTCCTATTAATAGTCTCTTTCCCCAGCTTATAAGGCTCCGAGAACTCGTTTGTTACATAACTAGCTATCTGGTTTACTAAATAAAACTCTGAATCGTAGATATTTCTCTTAGTAGTGGCATCAACCGATTTATTAAGAGTCTGCATCTTAGCCAAAGTCTGTGTAGCTAACTGGTTAGGGTTACTATAAAGAGCCGTTGTGTCGTCTGAGGTAACAGAGATACGTGAATTCTCTATCAACTGGATCATCTGGAAAACTGCTCCACTCAACCCGCCTCCAGCCTGGTAAGGCATGATGTGTTTACGTATATCTCCACTAAACCCTGTGCCTCTTAAAGTAAACTGTGCTCCTGGCTCAAGCTCATTCTCCTCAGTATTAAAATTAACATCACCAGCTATTACTTGTGCTGGTTGTACTTGTAACTCTGAATCCATTATCCCCAAATTCAACATCCTCTCCCTATATAGGTTATAAGGCAGATTTATCTCCACTTCTCCTAAACCGTTAATCGAATCAAGTCTTGGTACGTTCCTATATATATGGAACGGTAAACTTTTATGATCATAAGGTATCCCCTCTTTAGAACTATATATATGTGCACCTCCGTTTGCGTACATTTCTAAATAATCTCCCTCTTGATCCCACAACTCCAAAACCGCAACAAATTCCTTCGCTGATGATGTCTCCTGTATTTCGTGACTAGTCGCCCAGTCTTCATCTCCCCATATATTGGCGTCGTTCCAAAAACTAGGCTCAACTTTATCAAGATTTTTCACGTCCTTCATCTTCTTATATTTGTTGAAGAATGTGTCCACGTGATAGATCTTGCGCCTAAAGTTATACGGCATACTTTGCCTACCTGTATGATCGTGTATATTAGTAAATCCAGGTGCAGGGAAAAAATGCCTCCAATCACATCTCTCTGCACTTAATCCATCATATTTCACATACTCTTTTTTCTTTTTGTTCTTAGCTGTCCACATCGTGGGAATAACTTGCATACATCCTGTACCAGAAAAAGCCGCATCAGCTAAAATTAACTGCTTAACACGGTCTATATTACTCACCCTTTTATAGTGATCTATTGCTCCTTGCAACCCCACAACACCGTCACCGTCACCTCTTACTCTCGCTTCAGGTAATACTTCTAAAAGATTATTATAACGTCTCATAACATATCCCATAGTTTCAGGGAACCGATAAGCTGCACGTCCTTCTTCACCTTTTCTTAAATGACGTTCAAATTCATACATCCACAAATAAGCCTTCTCAATACGATCAAGCTCATCTCTCTTTGCTTCCCAGCAATGTAACCAGCGTTTCTTAATATCATTCGAGCTTAGCATACTATCAAAGTGTTAGTTCGATAGCTGCATCTTTGCTAGCTCATCTTAAAATCTAATGGTTTCTTTTATAAATGTCGCTTCAAAAGGCTTCCCATCTCTAAATTCAATCGTTAACTTCCCAAAAGGTACTTCATCTCGGACATATTGTATCATATTTAACCACCCTGCGTCAACAGGGATCACGTTTGCTCCTTTGATTATTTGTAACCTTGTTAGCATATTATACCATATCTGTTAAATTTCATTTTGCCGAGACGTTTTGTTTACAGAAAGCCAATCTTGTCTCTCAAATTCGCTGTTTTTGTCAAGCGCCACGCTATCCTCATCTCCAAGCTACATTTACTGATTCTGGTGTTCTGTTTTGGGTAAATGATGATCTTATTGATTTAGGTCTCTTGGTCTCTAGTACGTCTTTGTAGCCTACTCCTAGGTATCTGAATGCGTCTGCTGCGTGACTTGCCCAATTGTGTAGCGGTTTGTCTCTGTACATACCCTTTTTCTCGTCCCATTCTTGAGTGTAACTAGCCAGTGCGTCTACTAACGCTGCACATTTCTCTGAATCAAACCAGCACTTCGGGAACAGTCTACGAGCTGCTTCTATACCGTCTTTTACCGTTAAATTAGGCGTTGTTGTAATATTGTGCCCTAAATGTTCAGTTAGAATATCTTGTCGTGATTTACCTGTGCCCAGCTCCTTGTTAGCTATGTCGTGTGGCAGGTGGTGTAGGTCGTACTCATACGGCTTGCCCCTGACCAATATAGCATAATCTTCCAGTGACATGTTGTTGTTTTCATAATAGTCTATAATGTGTATCTCTCTTCCTGCTCTCTGTACAAATATTATAGTAGTGTAATCTGATATTCCTAGATCCCAATAAGTGCTTACCTTAGCGTTAGGATTGTAATCCACTTTAGTTATTCGTCCTTCTCGACGACAATCTTGTAGCTGTGCTGAGTAGTATGCTCCTTTAATAGCTGCATCAAACGAACACTCAAACTCCTGGTTGTACTCATCAAGGCTCATACCCGCTTTAGCATCCTCCAGCTCGTCTTCGTCTACGATGCCACTTTCAGATGCTCTGAGCAGCTTGACGTACCACTTCTGGTCTTCTCTGTGTTCGTCGTAGATTCTGAAGAAGTCATTTCTTCCTTTAGGAGTTCCAATCCAGATTGCATATCCTTTATGGTCTGCGAGTGCTGGTCTAACAACTTCTGTAAAGATGCTGCTTGGCTGTTGAGAGTACTCGTCGAAGATGACTCCCCAGAGGCCAAGTCCTCGTAACGCATCTGGATTATCTGCTCCAAAGAGCTGTATTCTCGAACCGTTTGGGTAATCCACTCTAAGTTCTGATTCATTAAACGTCGTACTCGGTATAACTCTTGAATAGTGTTTAAGCATGTCCCAGGCGACTTGTTTTGCTTGTTTGTAGTATGGTGCGATGTAGGCATAACGTGAGTCTTTAGTGGTTAAAGCGTCTCTAATAAGATGATTTATACATGCAGTAGTTTTACCTGATCTACGATGCATTACTAGAACCTTCCATCTTTGTTTTGCTTCGTGGAACTCTTTTGCCCACGTTCTTGGTTTGTAAGGTATTGTTATTTTCGTGATAATAGTAGGGTTTACAGACTTCGGTGTCGCCTCTTGTTAATTCGTTTAAATCTATGTCAATTTTATCCCCCCTCATCTCTATCCGTATATCAATATCTATTCCCATGTTACTGTTATGTTAGATTTTTCTGTATCTTCTCCTGATAGGAGTTGGATGTTTTTAGTGTAGCTATCTAAAGCGCTTGATAGGTCTTTGAACTTTTCTTTATCTAGGTTTT